TCGCAGGAGAGTTCGGGAGCTTGGTGCGTGCGGCGGACGCGAGCTGTCGGGCCGCCGAGGAGACCGCCGAGATCTTCGAGCGGAGGCCCGAGGCGAAGCTCCCGCCCACGGAGGCGCCGGAGGAGCGGACGTTGAACGACAGTGCTCGGCGGATGCCGTTCGCCATGCTCCGCGCCACGCTCACGGCCCGCGAGAGGCCGGAAGCCAGGCCGGAGACGAACGTGCTGCCCGTCGAGCGGCCAGGCCCGGAGGCGTTGATCGTGAGCGCGCGAGGCAGCGTGCTGCGCAGCGTGCCGGCGACGCGCACTGCGCCAGCGGCCATCTGTCGGATCTGTGCCACGTAGGCCGTGCTCATCATCCGCGACTGGGCGACGCTCAGGGTGTTCGCCCGAGTCATCGCCTGGACGACGGATCGCTGGAGAGCGACAGCCTTGACGGCCGCCATGGACTGCATGGCGCCGATCTTCTGGATCACCTGGGCCTGCATCTGCCCCGCCTTCGCGGCGGCAGACCTGCTCATTGCGGAGAAGTTGCCCGTGGTGTCGTTCTTCATGCCGCTGGTGTTGGACTTGGCGTTGGTCCGCATGTCGTCGAACTTCTTGCGCGACTCGTTCCACAGCTTGCCGACGGAGCCGCCGGCAGACTTCTGGGTGCTCGAGTACTCGCCGCGGGTGTCGATGCCCCATCGGGAGATGACGCCCCTGACGGTGTCGAAGTTCGCGACGATCTTGCCCTTGGACTCGTCGTCCACGCCGAGCGTGGAAGCGACGATGCCGCCCTGGGCGGCCGGGACCGACGCCTTGATGCCGGTCTTCACCTTGTCGACGGCGGTGCTCACGGAGTTGCTGAGCGTCTCCTTGGCGCCCTCGATGGCGTTGGTGAGACCGTTGGCCGCCTTGGACACCCAGTCGGAGCCCAAGACCCAGTCGACGATCTTCTCGCCGATGGCGATGGGGGTGAACACGAGGCCGCCGATGAGACCACCGATGGTGCCGATGGCGGTGCCGATGGCGGACTTGATGTCCTCCCAGCCACCCTCGATGCGCGTGCGGAACTCGTCGAAGTTCTCCTTGGCCTCGCCGGCCTTGCCGATCAGCCAGTGGACGACCTTCTTGCCGAGGTCGATGGCCTTCATGCGGAGCTCGTTGACCTTGTTCTTCAGGCTCTCGACGCCCTCGGTGAGCTTGGACTTGATCTTGTCCCAGGCGCCGGTGACCTTGCTCTTCAGCTCGTCGAAGGACCAGTTGCCCTCCCCGTCGCGTCCGAGCAGCCACCCGATGATGAGGGCGGGCATCGCGAGCGGTGCGATCAGGAGGAGGCCGGGGGCCGTGATGAGCCCCGCGAGCGCGAGCATTCCGGTCTTGAGGGCCGGCTTGATCTTCTGCTCCCAGAGGCTGGAGAAGTCAAAGTCGATCGAGAAGGACGAGAGGTCAAGCCCGCCGTCACCGATGCCGAGCCATTCCTTGATCTTGTCGGCGATCCAGGTGGCCATGCGGAAGGCGACGGAGACGGGGTTCCACTCCTTGATGAATCCGATCAGCTTGTCCCAGGACTCCTGGAGCCAGGGCTTGATCTTTTCGTTCCAGAGCCCCGTTCCCCAGTTCAGGAGCTCGGGGATGTTGGGGATGCCGTTGCCCCAGCTGTCAAGTCCGAGCCAGCCCTTGATCTTGCCCCACGGGTCCTGGAAGAACTCGACGACGGCGTTGACCGGGGACCACTGTCGGGCCCAGCCCACGAGGGCGGCCCAGCTATTCTTGAGCCAGGGTCCGATCTTGTTGTTCCAGAGGTTGACCCCCCAGTTCAGGAGCTCAGGAACGCTGGGGATACCGCCGCCCCACTTGTCGAGCCCGAGCCAGCCCTTGATCTTCCCCCAGGGGTCCTGGAAGAAGTCGATGACGCCCTGGGGGGCGAACGACTCGACCAGTCCCTTGATGACCTCCCAGCCGAGCTGGAAGTGATCGAGGAAGCCCTCTCCGAGACCGGAGAAGAAGCCCTTCACGGCGCCCCAGAGGCCGCCCTCGTCCCAGCCCGCGACCATGCCGTCCCACGCCTTGGTGATCATGTTGACCACGGGGAGGAACAGGTCGGCGAGGCCGACATCGGCACCGAACGCGCTCTCGATGCTGTTGCGGATTACGTCCACAACCTTCGAGAGCCAGCCATCGCCGAGGCCGAGCTTGTCGAGGATGCCGTCGACCCAGTCAAGGACCTTGACCGGCTTGATGAGGTTCAGGATGTCTGCGATGAGCAGTGCCCAGCCGACGACGGGGACGAAGCGGGTCAGGGCCTTGCCGAGGAGCTTCATCAGCCCGCCCTTGGGCAGGAACTTCAGGAGCTGCCCGGGGATGCCCTTGGCCCAGTTCCAGATGGGGGTCAGCACGCGCCCCAGGGAGGAGGCGAGCTTCCCCAAGTTCGGCAGCTTGATCTTGCCGACCGCGCTGCCGATCATCCTGCCCAGAGATGCGAACGCGGTGCCGATGCCTCGGCCAATCGCGCCGATGGCGCGGACGAGAAGGCCGGGGATCTTCTTGATGGGGTCGACGATCCTCCCGACGAGCCCGCTGAAGGCCTGGGTGACCTTGAGGTTCTTGACCCACTCGATGACCGCTCCGAGCCCGGAGATGCTGTTGATGAGGCCGAGGATCTTGATGGCTGCGCCACCGAGGACGACAGCGACACCGCCGAAGGCGGCGGTCATCCAGCCGACGATGCGGGCGAGAGCCTGGTTGCCCTCGCTCAGGCCGCCGTACCAGTCCGAGAACTTGCCGGCGGTGTCGGCGATCCAGGTCCCCAGGTCGAGGATGAGGCCGCCGAACTTGCCGAGGTCGTTGATGATGTCACCGACGAGGTCCTGGAAGTTCTCGTTGCCGAACAGGTTGGAGATCGCCTCGGCGAAGTCCTCCACGTGCGGCGTGATGTTGGTGACGAGCTCCTGGAGGCGGGGGCCCAGGTTCTCGACGAACTCGGTGATGCCCGGGTGAAGCTTGTCGCCGGCGCTCGAGAACAGCAGGAGCATGTCGTTGAAGGCGGGGCCCCACGACTTGCCGGCGGTGCCGACAACCTCGAGCAGGGAGCCGATCTCAGCGACCGTCGCCTCGAGGCCCGGGGTGATGTCCTTGATGAACGAGCCCATGCCGGTGACGAACTTGCCGAAGCCGTTCTGGAACTTGGAGCCGTTGAAGCCGTCGAGGATGCCGCCGATGGCGCCAGTGATGGGCCCGGTGAGCACCTCGACCGAGTCGCCGATCATGGCCCAGGCGTTGCGTATCGCGAGGCTGGCCTGCGGGCCGAGGGTCTTGAGCTCCGTGAAGAAGCCGCGGACCTGGCCGAGCGTCTGCATGAAGCTGTCGCTGTCCTTGAGCCCCTTGGCCGATTCGGCGATGGAGCGCATGGCGGACTCGAGCTCAGTGAGCCCCGGCCAGCCGGCAGCGGAGAAGGCGGCGCCGATGCCGCCGATGATCTTCACGGTGGAGACGCCGATGGAGCCGAGCTCGCGCAGGGCCTTGCCGCCCTCTCGGAGCCAGATCTCGATGTTCGCCTGGTTGTTCTTGGCCCAGTCGTCGAACTTGCCCATGGTGTCGGAGAACCAGGTGCCGAGGTCGGGGAAGACGTTGGAGCCCGCGCCGACCATTCGCATGATGGCGCTGCCCAGGGACTCCCAGCCGGCCTCCGCGTTCTTGGTGCCGAGGATGGAGTTCTTGAGGAACATCTCGAGGTGCGCCAGGCCCTGGCTGGAGCCGACGCCCTTGGCGAGGGCGCCGAGGGAGTCGCCCCATGCGGAGGCCCAGTCGGGCACGTGCTCGCTCAGGAGCTTGCTCGTTGCCTTGTGCAGCTCGCGGATCGGGCCGGCGGCCTTCTTCCAGACGTTGTCGGAGACGACGTTGCCGAGCTTCTCGTAGTAGCTGATGATCTCCGGGAAGACTTCCTTGAAGTCGTAGAGGGCGCGGCCCAGGATGAGGGCGGACCCGGCGATGCCGGCGATGATGGCGGGCATTCCGACGAGCAGCTTGCCCACCTCGCCGATGTCGGAGAGGAGAGTGAACAGCACGCCCACGGCGCCCACGGCGCTGGCGGCGGCAGAGGTCACAAGGGCCAGCGTCTGGGCGAGCTGGGGGACCATCATGTCGAGGCGGGGGAGCCACTCGACCATGTCCATGAACGTGCGCCAGAGGACGCGGACACCGGACAGCTGGCCGATCCACTTCGCCGCGTTGACGGCAAGGCTCTCGGTGGCCCGAGAGATGGTCTGCCACTGGTTCGTCAGGCGCTTCATGTTGGCCTTCTGGGTGGCTGCCCAGAAGACGACAACGCGGTCGCGGGCCATGACGGCCAGCTCGGCCGAGACGGCGGCGAAGGAGGTGCGGTCGGCGACCGCCTTGAACTCGACCTCGTGGTCCCGGAGCTTGGCGCGCAGGTCGTCGTAGTCGCGCTGGAGCTTGTCGAGGCCATCCTGGCTGGGCTTGAAGATGTTGCCGGCGAACAGGTTGTGCTTCCTGTTCAGCCTCTCCTGCTGGGCCACCATCTTGCGAAGGGACTCCTCAGCGTCGGAGAGCTCGTTCGCGACGGCGGCCATGTGCCGGCCGTTCTGTGCGCCGTTCTCCTTCATCTCCTCCCACTCGATCCCGAGGGAGGTGACGATGCTCTTCTGCCTGTCGACCTGCTTGTTGATGTTGCTGAGGGCGTCGCTGAGATCGAAGGCGCGACCCTTCAGCTGATCGAAATCGCGGTACGCCAGCACGAGCTGGTCGCGCATCTGCTCGATCTTCTCGGTGTCGCCCTTGATGGCGAGCTTGAGCTTGCGCTTCTCGAAGGTGTCCTGGAAGATCTTCGAGGTCAGCTTCGCGACACCCTCGGCCTCCTTCTTGACGGCCTTCTGGTTGCCGAAGACGGTCACGTCCTTGGTGGCATTCTTGAGGGCGCGCTGGAGCGCCTTGTCGTCGATGGCGACGTTGAGCTTCACGCTCTCGCGGAGCTTGTCGAGGCCCTTGCGGTCCACCTCGACGTTCGCGTAGACGGTGGGGCGCTGGAGAACCTCGAGGGCCTCCACGTCGCTCTTGAAGTCGCGGAGCTGATGAAGCAGGTCCGTCTTCCGCCAGCTCAGGCGAGCATGGATCTGGAGTGCGTTCTTCTTGAGGTCCAGCCACTTCTGGGCTACATCGCGGGAATCCTCAACGTCCCGCCGAACCTTGTCGGGGTCCACCTCGAAGTCGAGCTCGAGGGCATTCTTCCGCTTGAACTGGCGCTCGATACCGTCTCGAGCCTTCTCTGCAAAGCCGGTGGTGTCAGGGCTGACGCGCACCTGTACTGAGCCGATCACTTCGCTCATGTGTGTCTCCTACCCTTCCTGCGCCATGCGCTTCTCCTGAAGCATTCGGTGGAGCTCGGCAACGGAAGTTGTCTGCTTGGTGGCCTCGGCCTTTTTCTTCTTCATGGCGTCGAAGGGGCGGCCGATAGGCGAAAACTCGGGGGCCTTCTTCTTCCAGTTGCCACTGGCGATGGCGCCGACCTGTGTCCAGTCGGAGGCGGAGGCTGCGATGTGCGCCTCGACGGTCCAGCCCACTTCGCTGGGGGAACCGTTTGCTGCGGCCTCGGTCATGCTTCCTGGGGGGAGACCCTGGAACAGCCCGAGCAGAAAAGCGGGCGGGGGGAGGGGCTTGCGCTCCTCCTCCCGCCCGCTGGCGCGGACCTCAACCAGGAACTCCCACAGATCTACGCCGTAGTAGAAGAGGAAGTCCCGGTAGAGGGCCGCGCCGTTTTCTGCGATGAGGACTGCCAGGGTCAGGCTTCCCCCGGCTGCACCGTCTCGAAGTAGAACTTGGTGATCGCCTGGTACTTCGTGGCGTCACGGCCGACGGCTGCGAACAGGTCGTCCGCGTTGCCGGCGACCACGAGGCGAAGCAGATCCTGCATCTGCTCGATGGGGTCCTCGTCCTCCTCGGCGTCGGCCTCGCCCTTCTCGGCAGCCTCGGCGGCCTCGCCGAGCACCTTGAAGTACGCGGCGAGCTCCTTGCGCTGCTCGTCCTCCATGCGGAGCGGGTGGATCAGGGTGATGACCTGGCCGGTGGGCAGGGGGATGGCGACATCGGCGTAGTCCGCCTGTGCGAGCTGGTCGACGGTGTCGAGGCTGAGTTCGATAGCCAAGGGGTGTTCTCCTTAGAACAGGTGTGGGTTTGTGTCAGAAGGTCGTGCGGATGGAACTGTGACTGCCAGTACCGGGGGGGGTGTCAGTACCGCTTCCGGTACTGGCGCGTCATTCCCCCAGGCCCTCACCGCCGGCGACGGTGCCCAGCGGGGTGACCGCGTAGGCCCAGGGGTTGCCGTTGTAGTTGATCGGGGTGACCGAGATCGGCAGGCCGGCGAAGTTCTCGGTGTCATCGAACGCGACATCGTCGCCACGGAGGATCTCCGCGGAGGGGATGTAGATGGCGAAGCGGGTGTCGCCGTCCTTGACGACCACGAGCAGGGAGACCTTGGTCGCGACCGGCTTGGAGGGCACGCCCTTGAACAGCGTGGAGCCGGCGACCTCTTCCAGGTTGGAGCCGAAGTACAGCTTCAGGGTCTTCTCGTCCCACTGGAGCAGCGTGGTGGAGAAGGTCTCGGTGCGGTCCGAGTAGACGGTGCGCAGCGAGGGGTTCTGGAGCGAGCCGATGGTGGTCGGCTCACCGCCCTCGGAGGCCCAGGAGAGGATGTCCTCGGGGCTGGTGTGGCCCAGGACATCCCAGACCTCGGTGTCGATATCGTTCAGATCGGTGGGCGCAGCGGCGCCCACGGCGCCGGTGTAGAAGTCGGCATTGGCGACGACGAGTGCGGCATCGTTGACGTAAGCCATGGGGGTTCCTTACTGAGTGGAGAAGTGCGGCCCGAGCTGAGCTCGGCGGATCTTCACTTCCCACACGGATTCGAATCGGGTGTAGTCGTTCGGGAGGTCGGCGTACTGGACCGGGCCTTCCGAGTTCTGCCAGTCGGAGCGCTTGACGTAGGGCTCGACCAGGCGGACGCTGGAGACGTAGCCCCAGTCGCGAACCTTCGGTTGCCGGTAGCCGGCGCCGAGCAGCGTGAGCTTCACGGCCTCCTGAAGGCGCGAGTTGTCGATGTCGGCATCGACGCCCTCGGTGAAGGTGTGGATCGCGCAGTAGGCCCGAGAGATGAATCGGTGGTCCTTCTCGGACGTGCCGATATAGGTGTCTCGCCGGACAATCCCAAAGGGCGGGGGGACGGACTGCTCGGTCTCGTCGGCCCAGAAGATCTGCGGGATCTTCTCCCGAAGGATGTCAAGCACCACGTCCTCGACGAGCGGCTCGTCGGCCACCGTCGCCTTGACTGCGTCAGGGAGTTTCGTCACCGAACATCTCCTTCCAGCCATTGAGGCGACGGACGAACTGGGTGCCGAAGGCGGTGCCCAGGGCCTGGGTCTGGCCCTCGACTGCGTGGGCGGCGCCACCGATCTGCCGGCCGCGCTCGTCGAAGTTGACGGGGTCGCGGAGGAACACGCTCGTGTCCACCGAGCCCTGCTTCACGTCGATGTAGGAGTTGCCGGTGTCGCGGTTCCTGCGCAGCATCGAGGCGGCGATCTCGGCCCGCGCCTTGGCGACGCCGTAGACGTGGAGCTTGAGGGCCTTGGAGACCGGCCACTTCGAGGACGCGATCATCACGTCGGCGTGGTAGATGGAGGTGGCGAGCGTGAAGCCGCCGCCTCGGCGCTTGGCCCAGATGCGGCGGTTGCGCTTCATCTCCACGTCCACCGGGAATCGCCTGTCGGTGACCCAGCGGGAGCGGATCATGCGCGGACACCTCCGGGGCGCCGACGGACCGCGACGGTCATGTGGCGCGTGGAGTGGTGCATGGTGTCATGCAGCTCGGCCGGCCCTGTGCAGTCCCATTCGGAGCCCTGCCAGACGATGATGGCGCCGGGGCCGAGGCCCTCGGTGCCCCACGGGAAGCGGGCCGTGTACATCTCGATCTCGACCTGGCCCATGGCCTCGGCCTTCGCCATGCGGTCGGCCGAGAAGGCCACGCGCACCTTCTGGGGGTTGTCCCGGTCGGGGCCCCACTTCACGACGTTGCGCTCAGTGGTGTAGGCCTCGCGGGGGTAGAAGGTGACCAGGGGGCCGCGTGTGCGCTGGTACGTCACGGGATGCCCCCCTGCCGGAAGTAGTCGTCGGGGTAGTAGGCGCCGTAGACATCGCCCGGGCGGTAGTCCGGCCAGAACTTCCCCTCGTAGTCGACGGGGATCTGGCGGGTCTGCTGTCGGCGGCGGGTGCCCGAGTAGGCGACGATCTCTGCGACATGGAGGCCGCGAGCCTGCTGAGCGTGGCGCTCGAGCACGGCGATCTCCTCGGGGAGGAGGTAGACGCCGCGGGCTGCCGAGGCGTCCCAGGCGAGCGTCTCGTCGCCACCTCGGGACTGCGTCACGGCCATGGGGTTGTGGACGTAGCGCAGGGCCGCCGCGAGCGTGAGGCTCTTGGCGATGGGTGGCGCCATGTCCGGGGTCCAGCCGGGGTCGCCGTACTCTCGAACGAGCGCGGAGGCATCGTCGAGGGCGGCCTTCGCCATGAGGCGAGTCCGCTCGTCGAGCTCGAAGCCGGCGCGAACCTCGAGCTCCTCGATGGTTGCGAGTGCTGTTGCCATCAGAACCTCCCAACAGGAGGGGGAGAGATGGCCCTCCCCCTCCACGTCAGGTGGTCAGATCAGGCCGCGGGGGTCGCGTCCGGGTCCGGGACGGTCACAGAGGCGTCGGTGAGCTTGAGAGCGGAGGCCAGGGTCGCGCCCTTGCCGGAGTCCTGCTCCATCAGCGGCACGTCGGAGGTGCCGTCGAGGGTCAGCTTGATCGAGCGCAGGTAGAAGTCGCCGTCCAGGATGGACTCCTGGTGGCCGAGCTTCTTGTCGATGCTCTTGAACTCCTCGTCGCGCAGCACGAACTGGTGGTCCTGGATGTGGCTCACGCCGTAGTAGAAGTCCACCACGGAGCGGTTCACGAAGTAGTCCACGTCGTAGTCCTGGAGCCACCGCAGGGAGTAGCCGCGGTAGGACGCCGAAGCGCCGAACGGGATGGACTGCGGGATGTACGGGGTCGCCGTCGCGGAGAAGAAGCTCGAGGTGGTCAGCGCGTAGGCGGTGCCCGGCTCGACCAGGTTGGAGCGCACGACGGTGAAGCCGGCCAGGCTGCCCAGGGTCGCGTTGCCCAGAGCGGAGTCGGCGCGGCCGTCGCCCGCGGAGATCGAGGCGGTGAACCGCTTGTCGTCCAGCAGGCTCATCTCGTAGTCGGAGCCGACCAGGAGGATGCGCTGACCGTCGACCCGGAGCTTGTCCAGGACGTTGCGAGCGATCAGCAGGGAGCGCCAGTGGTTCTTCTCGGTGCCGCCGATCACGACGGGGTGGGGAGCGTTGGCGATTGCGTCCGCGGAGAGGTACTCCACATCGCGGGTCACCGCGGTGGCCTGCACCGGCAGCAGGGTGTTGGCCTGGATGTCGTCGAAGTCGACCTGCTCGTCGATGATCTTGACGCCCGAGTAGATGTGGCCGCCCTCGAGGTTGAGGGTGCGCTCCTGCTCCTCGTACACGTCGTACTGGATCGGCTCCGAGCGGTCGTTCCGCATCGCATAGCGGCGCGCCGGCAGCAGGCTCGGGACCTTGATGGAGACCGAGGACTTCTCGGTGCCGTGGAAGTTCTCGAAGGGCTTGGTGGTCATGAACTGCGAGAGGACCAGGTCGTCGAAGACCAGGCCGGCGAAGGTCGAGGCGACCTTCTGCGCGTCGATGACCTTGTGCTGTGCAACAGCCATTTGTACTCCTAGTATGTGTCAGATGCGCGGGAAGCGCGAGTTCTTGCGGACCTGCGCGGCGAGCTTCGCCGGGTCCGTGACGGGGGCTTCCGCGCCGGGGGTGAGTCCACCGCCGACTCGGCTGGGCGGGGCGGGCGCCTTGGTGGTGACCGTGGCTGCGAGCTCCGCGACGGACGCCTTGATCTCGTCCTCGGTGTCGCCCTGCACGTACTTGCGCAGGGTCTCCGGAAGCGTGGCGCCGTGCTGGAGAACGAGGTTCTCGCGCTCGAGCTTGGCCGTCTTGGTCTGCCACTCCGCGATGGCGGCGTCGATGTCCTCCTGGGACTTCGCGCCCTCGAGCTGCTTGGAGAGCTCGTTCTTCTGCGTGCGGTAGCCGGCGGCCTCCTGGCGGAGACGCTCGATCTCGGCCTTGGCGATCTCCGGGGAGTCCCAGGGGTGGGTCTCCTTCGGCGCCTCGTTGCCCTGCTCGCCGGCCTCGCCCTCCTGGGGCTCTGCTGCGCTGCCGCCCTCGGGGGCGGTGGGCTCCTCGGCGAAGTTGAGTGCGCCGACGTTGGCGAGCGTCTTGAGTCGGTGGATGGTCATGCTTGTGGCCTCCTGGACCTTTAGGAATGCCTCTTGTGATTGTTCCTGACAATCTCCTCGAGGTCTTTGTCTTCGTACATCTCTTCGAATGCCTTGCGCCATTCTTCGAGACCGCCGTGCTGACCCCCACTGAGCTCGCCCCACAGCTTGTACATGGCCCGGTTGAACTTGAAGACCGGGTCGGCAATGTACTGATCCCAGGAGTAGACCTGGACGATTTCGCAGTGGCAATGCTCGTGGAACTCGTCGCCCTTCTTGGGCCCCGATGTCATCGCGGTCGCCGACTCCTCGGTGGAGTAGAAGGCGCCGAGCGAGATCAGGGCGAGGCAGAAGTGGCAGGGCTTGGCGGAGCCGGGGACTCGGGCCCAGCCGTAGACGCGGTCGCCTCTGGCGCCGCGCAGCGTGGCGTGGTCTCGAGCGCCGGCGAGTGCGGACTTGCTCGCCTCGCCGGCGGCCTTGGTCCGAGCCTCTGCGAGGGCGCGCTCCAGGCGCTTCTTCGCGATCTTCTCGGACTTGCGTCGGCGGGCAATCTTGATCTTGACGCGCAGGTTCTCGCGCATCTCCTTGCGGAGGGCCTCCTTGAGGCGCTTCTCCTCGTCGGCCCGGGCCTTCTCGAGGTCGGCCAGGAAGGCGTCGTACTCCTCCTGCTCCTCGGCCTCAATGCTCTCCTCGTCGGGCCATCCCTCGATGTCTCCATCGGCGAACGGCTCGGGGCCCTCCTCGTCATGGAGGTCGGCCTCGAGGTCGAGCAGGTCGCCATCGTCGGCGTACCGCTCCCCCTCCTCGTCGCGATCCTCCTTGCGCTGCGGGTACAGCGAGGAGAGGTCGACGGTCTCATCGTCGGGGGTGTCGTCGATGAGCTTGAACACCTCGTCACGCCGGCCCTCCGGGATGAAGGAGAGCGCCAGGCTCTCGAACTCCTCGTAGAGCTGGGCGACGGAGGTGGTGGACCCCGCGGGCAGGTCGTCGGTGGCGGTGGTGGTGCCGGTCCAGACGGCCTGCATGAGCCGCCCGTACGCTCTGGCGAGCGCCTGGGCGGCCCGGTAGCCCGCGAGGGCGGAGGTGACCACGAGGTCGATGAACACGCCGCCAGAGGCGGTCAGTGCGTTCGCGGAGAGGGCGGCGCCGGAGGTGGTGGTGCGCGCAGCGACCGAGAGCGAGATGTAGAGGAGTGCGGCCTCATAGAGGGCGACGGCCTCGTTGACCTTACGCTGCGGCGCTCGTGGCTCCACTCATCCTCCCGACGTTCGAGAACTGGCGGACGGCGTCGAACGCCTCGGCCTGCTGGGACTCGGGCATGGCCTCCATCTGCTGACGCCAGAGGCGCTTGGTGTGCATGAGCTCGCCCTGCGTCATGCCGGGGAGCTTCTCCCAGGCGGCGAAGATGGGGTACTCGAGAGCCTCCACGTCCTTCGCCAGCGCGTCGGAGATGGCTGCGCGGGAGTGGGGGTCGGTGTCTCGCCAGACGACCTCTGCGGCCTCGTCGTTCGCGGCCTCGAGCTCGCCGAGCAGCTCCATGCCGAGGCGGAGCATCCGCTCGTAGCCCTCGCCGAGGGCCATGCGGATCTCGTCGTCGCGCCGGCGCTTGGCGATCTCGGCGGCCTGGAGGGCCTCTGCCGAGAGGTTCGCCATCTCGCCCACGGCGTACGTGGACGGGGTCTGGCTGATGGCGAAGAGGTGCTTGACCTTCTCGGCGAGCGCGGCGATGTATCCCTCGAGCGGGGTCTCGTCGAGCGTGCCCCACTTGGCGTCCTTGTCCTCTGCGAACAGCACGCGCTTGGCGGAGATGTTCACGGGGAGGGCCTTGCGTCGGCCGGCGGCGTCCGTGACCGGGGAGCCGATCTGGACGGCGCGGCGTTCCTCGAGGCGCTTCTCGTAGCCGGGGTCGTCGGGCTCGAGCATCGGGTAGACACGGTCGAGCAGCTGTGGCGTCCACCGCTCGAACGGGGGTGCCATGCCGGTGACCGTCTTGACCTTGAACGAGCCGTACGTCTGGACGACGAGCATGTCGAGGTTGGTCTGGTTGATCTGGTCCTGGATCTCGAAGAGGGGCTCGATCAGGCCGAGCGGCCGGCCCTCGAGGTCCAGCTGGAGGGCGATGCGCGTGCCGGGGCACTCGGAGTTCCCGTGCTCCCAGTAGTCGCGCAGGATGATCCGGTCCTCGTCGGTGTACTCGATGACGTACTCGAGCTGCTCGTCGAAGAGGGAGAGCATCTTGGGGTGGCCGTTGTCGAGCTCGCCCTGGCGGACGATCAGGAAGTAGTCGGGGTCGTACCCGTTGATCCAGTCCTCGAAGAGGCACACGGAGCGCTGGGGGCTGTGCGCCTCGTAGCGGACGTTCCCCTTCTTGTCGAAGCGCGTGAGCGCGTTGATGACGCCGTACTGGGCAAGGCCGCGGACGAACGTCGCCTGACGCACGTCCATGCGGTTCTTCTGCCAGGACTTCATCTCGGGGGAGAGCTCGAGTGCGGGGTCCGTGCTGGGGTCGTACTCGTCGGGGTCCATGCCGAAGTCGAGCTCGGCGGTGCCGTGACGGATGGAGTCGACGAAGCAGGTCTGCGTCGGGCCGGCGAGGACCAGCGGCATGTAGTTGATGATGGAGCGGTCGACGATGCCCTGGAACTCGTCCGTGGCGTCCGGCGGGATGTAGGGCTTGTCGTGGTGGCCGCGCACGTAGCGCTCGATCTTGAGGAGCCGGGCGCGGTCGCCGAGGAGTACGTTGAGCCCCTCGCGCACAGCCCACTCGGGCGTGCCGGGCTCGTAGTCGTTCTCGATTTCCATGGGTCTCCTAGAAGGCCCACCACTCGGAGGGGGCCGTGCTCTTGGGCGTAGAGCCCCGTTCGATGTACTGGGTCATGGCCGCGTGTGCGGCGAGCAGCGCCGCGTAGGCGTCGATCTTCTTGCGGCTCTCGCGACTCTCCTTGCCGAAGGAGAGGCCGTACTGGTTCACGCGGCGCCGCACGTTGGCGATGTGCTGCATGAAGAGCGGGTCGCCGCTGTGCTTGACGCGGCCGTTCTTGAGCGCAGAGACGAGCGACTCGTGCCGGCGGGTAGTGCGCTTCGCGGAACTCATGTCCCATCCGACGGCTGAGTCGGTGCTGGCGCGGACGGCCAGCGTCGGGCCGTACACCTCGGACCACTGCTCGATGTAGCTCTCCCACAGGGTCACGTCGGCGAAGAAGGCGCGGACCTCGTAGCGGGCGAACGTGTCATGCACCGCAGAGTCGACCTGCGGGCGGTTGATGTACCAGTCCTGCTTGCCGTTCGGGCGCTCCCAGATGCCAATCGGGAAGGCGACACGATCGCTCAGGCGGATCGCCACGAGCGCGGTCGCGTCATCCGTCTTGCCGCCGTCGAAGCCGAGGACGATCTCATCCCCGGGCTCGAGGAACGCCCGCTCGACGCGGGCGCCCTGGATCTCCGCGGGCGTGTATATCTGGTCCTCTTCGGCGACGATCTGGTTGTAGAACATGCGCCGCGCTCGAGCGGGGAGGATCTCCGAGGAGAGCGCGAAGGTCGCGGCGTGCTTGGGGTTCAGCCACCAGGCGTCCCCACGGACCACGGAGATGATGGACTCCATGTGCTCGATGTCGAGCGGCGCCTCGGGCGGCGCCTCGAGGCTGTCGTACAGGAGGTCGAAGTCCGCGGCCAGGCCCTGCTGGGTGCGCTCGTAGCCCTCGCGCATGCGCTGGGCGACGCTGTCCTCGCCGGGCATGTAGGCGTTGGTGATGTCCAGCATGCGGGAGTCGTCGATCTTGGAGACGTTGCCCCAGGCGGTCTCGCCCATGAGGTGGCCATCGTTGCCGGTGACCCAGTGGTGGGTCTCGTTGCGCAGCACGAAGGTCGGGCGGGCGCCCTCGATGGCGCGGTAGCTGGAGGTGACGCACTGGATCTGCGCCTGCCGGCCGAGCGCGTAGATGACCTCCTTGCCGAGGTCCACGTCGAAGGTGTCCTTGGCCTTGTCGGTCAGCACGGCGCCGAGGAAGCGCGAGGTGTTCTGCGTCTGCGTCAGCGAGACGGCGATGATCTGGATGTGGGCCTCGGAGCCGAGGCGCCGGCCGACGGGCGCGCCGGTCTCGGGGTCCCAGTGGGAGAAGCGGCAGGCGCCGAGCAGCTCGAACCAGGACATGATGGCGGCGAGTGGGTCCTTGCCCCAGCCCTTGAGGCGCTGGAGCACGGCCCGGCGGTAGATGAACTCACCGTCCTCGTTGAGGGCGTAGTACCAGAGGATGAAGCGCAGCTGCTCCATCGTGAACTCCCAAGGGGCACCCGTCTTCGGGTCCTTGAGGTACTTGGCCGCGAAGAGCGCGGCCTCCCAGCCAAGGGTGTGCTCGGGGAGGACGTAGGACTCGCCCGTCTCGTCCTTCGTCCACGTTGGACCGATGACGACGGGCGCCCAGTCCTCGGGGTCGAAGGTTGCGGGCAATGGGTCTCCTTGTGTGAGGAGATCGGCCCGCCGCAGTCTGGATGGCTGTCCACTAGCCCGGGCGGGCCGATCTCAGGTCATATGGGTGGAGCACGCCGGAGCCCCATCGACATTGATGGGGACCCAGCGCAGATCATGGGGGGTGCGAGCGAGCCCCCGACCACAAGATGTTGGGTCTGGAGTCGCTCTGGGCGCTAGATGTAGTAGCACCACGCCGAGGTGTCGCACCCCGCTGGCTCGGATTTGGAGTCCGTGCTGGTCCTGGACCGCGTGATGGGTGAGGGGGAGGTGATGAGCCTCCACTGGCGGGATCGCTTCATATCCGTTGCCGCCAGGCACTGTCCTGCTGCGAAGACTGAGCTCGTTCACCGGAGCTACCCGGATCGCAGGGGGCTCGCCGTGTCAGCACTTGCCGTCAGGTCGAGCCATGCGTTGAGCCGTTGAACAGTCGCATTACCCTGCCCGCGCCGCACGATCTTCGTGCGCGGGCTCAGGCGTTCTGCCACCCTCTGATGCCGAACCGGTGGCCGCCGGTCCTGCAACGTCGGATCGCCAGGAGTCGAACCTGGGCTCGGGGCGCGACCCCGTGCTCTACCGTTGAGCAACGATCCGTGAAGCGCTGTGCGCCCCGTGGGCGGGCTTGCGGTGAGCGAGTGGACCTCGAGTCCACTGGCAACATTCCGACCTCGCTACGGGGCGCACAGCGTTGCTCGGCGGCATCTCTGCGGCCGAGGCCCGCGCCAGATCGCGGGACTTGGGGGAGGTTGCGCACCGGCTGCCTGTCTGGGCATCGCCGACCTCCGGGCGGGGGAGCAAGGTGAAAGGAGGAAAGCCCTCGCTCGACCCCGGGCTCGTGTCAGGAGACCTTGCCGGCCCCCTGCTTGTACTTCGAGAGCATGATGATCTCCGGCGGCTCCTCGTCCGGCTCGGGCTCCTTGAGCTCCATGCGCAGGCGCCGGCGGTCACCCTCCGAGATGAGCAGCGCCTCGAACTGGTCGAAGATCGCCTTGAGCATCATCGCGCTGCGCTTGCCCACGGCGATGCGCTTCGGCTGGCCGTTCTCGTCGAGGACCGGGATGCGGTTCCCTTCATCGTCGAGCAGGAAGTTGCCCTTGTCGTCCTTCTCGTGCATGACGACGACCTCGCCGGAGCGCATGTAGTAGTCGACCTGGTCGCAGACGAAGAACAGGTAGGCGACATCGGACTGCTGATAGAAGTCGACCTGGCCGGACGACTGGGCGCTCGAGTAGAGCATCTTCGCGATGGGATGCCACTTGTCGGGAACGCCGGGCCAGAGCACCTTCTTGCGCTCGCCCGTGCTGCGGGGCTTGGAGTCGAGATTGCGCCGGCGCCGTTGAGCCTGGGGGACAGGCCCCGGAGTTCTTGCCATGACGGGTCACCTCTCCCAGGGTTGCTTGTGCGGCGACCCGATGAGGGCGCCAGGGTGTTGTTCTTGATTGCCGAAGTCGCGCTCGATGCGCTTCTGCTGCGCACGGCGCTTCGCCATGTAGGCGAGGTAGCCTTCGCGGGATGTCTTCTGCCGGTGGTGCCCCATGCAGAGCGTCTGGAGGTTCTCGAGCCTGTGGTCGTCTCCGCGCTTGATGTGGTCCACGTCGGTGCCGGCGTTGAGGCAGCGACCAGTCGAGGTCTGAGCGCAACAGCGGTAGCCGTCACGCTTGAGCACCTTCTTGCGGCGACTCTCCCAGTCGGGAGGCAGGCGCTGCTTTCGATCTGACGTGTGCCAGGAGTGACTCAACTCTTCTCTCCTTCGGAGGCAGGGACCACCTGAGAGAAGAGCAGAATCTAGCGCTAGGTCCTGGCGCTAGGCTCATCTCCTCCCCCCGGTAGGGGGAGGAGATGCTCTAGGACCTAGCGTCTGACGCAAGGACTAGAGCAAGGACTACACAAGGTAGGGAGAGAGGAAGGTACTGGCGCTAGG